ACCTAGTTTTAATTCACATTGTTTCTCCCCAGGAATTTCATTTAGTTTATCTAATATTGTTTTAAATTCACTAAATTTATCAGGTAGAGGGACTCCGTCTCTTATGTAAAGTTCGGCTGCTTTGTGAACTTCGTTACCGTATAAGAAATGTTTTTGGTTTGGATCTTGTTTTATATCTTTAGCTACATACAAATGAAAATATTGTTTAGGACATTTTTCAAATGTAGTTGCACTAGAGTAAGACCATGTGTATTTAGCCATTATTTTGCATCCATATAGTTATCCCCAACTCCAATTTCACAGTCGAGGGGTAAGTCTTCGCACCATTCAGAAGCAGAAGTCATACACTGCTTTACGTATGATACACAATCGTTAACTTCGTTATCTTTACATAGCATAACAAGTTCATCATGCACAGTCATTACTACAGGGTATTTTTTAGACACAGCTATAAGTTGGTCTGCAATAATATCTCTAGCTAATGATTGTATACATCTTTGGAATGTTTTAGCAGGGTGTATGTATTCAGGAACAATAGTTCTACCCATTAACTTGTCATATACCCATGACTCCCTACCATTTTCGTTTACAATTTTTCTTAAGTTAGGTAAACCTAAAATCATTTTGTTTGGCTTAAGCATTCCTTTCTTAGGTATTCCTGATATTATACCACGATTGCCCATTGTGTAATGTTTGTTTGTATGTATAGCCTCTAGCATTGTGCCAGCATCGTTCCATGCTTGAACTAACTTTGGGTTTGAATCACGATAGTGGTATACAATATTTTTAATCTCATCTAAATCTTTTTCTACCCCACCTTGTTTTAATATTGCATGCATTTTGTTTGCACCAACACCATAAATACCAGAAAGGTTAACTACTTTAAATATAAATCGTAAATCTTTATCTACTAAATCATAAGTAATGTGCATTATATCTGCTGCTGATTTTTTATATAAATCCACACCATTTTTAATCATCTCTATTTTGTCATAGTCTCCAGCAAACCAATAAGCTAATCGTAATTCAATGTTACTTAAATCACTAGCTACAAGTTTATAACCTTTTGGTGCACATATAGCTCTTCGTAACTCAGAAGTTCTCGGTAGATTTTGTAAATTAATCCCATCTACACCCGACCACCTATGGCTTATTACAGCTCCAGAATATTTTAATGGAACAGGTAGCTTTCCCCTATTAGCAATAGCTATAAAGTTTTCTGTGCGTGTTTCTTCTATAGTAGACTTGTTACCTATTCTTGCCGCTGCTAATGTTTGAACGTATGGATCTTCATGGTTTAATAGTTCTTTAAAGCCTTCATCTGTTTTAGCAAAAGCATATGTTTCTTTACCTGTAGTAGGGCTAATCTTCATAGGTGGATTTATGTTCATGCTTATTAACAACTCAGCAAATTGAGGGTTACTCATTAATATACTTTTGTCCACTGCAACCTTACTTAAAAGTTCTTCTTTTGTTGCTTTTGTTTTTGCTAAATGTTTTATTAACAGTGCTTTATTTATATATAGTTTAGGCTCTGTAAACATTCTTATTGTAAGATCAATTAGTTTGAGTTCTTTTTGTGTAAAGTTATTTACTAGTGAAAAGAAAAGATCATATGTTAGTTGAACGTCGTTTATACAATAGTTACCGTATGCTTGAAGTTCATTTGGAGTAAAGTCTAGCCTGTGTTTTCCCAGAGCATCTAATACTTCGGTTCCTTTTTGTCCTAAGTTGTATATACTTGATAAGTTTTTAAGTGATACTGATTCTGTTAACCCATGAATTATTATTCCCATACTCATAGTGTCAAACAAACCTTTAGGGTTTATATCAAATATCCAGTTTAATATTGCAGCGTCAAACCTCATGTTATGCCCTAACACAAATTTGTCTTGCATGTTAAATGAATCTAGAAAAGATTTTATTTCAGAATGTGTTCCAGAAAACCATTGAGGTTCTTTATTGAATTCTTTTACAGCTACACCTATAGTTTCAAATTGAGGGTCTCTTATATATTCTTCTGTTGTGTATTTTCTGAGTCCGTATGTTTTATCGTAGTATGTTTCAAAGTCAATCGTTATTAGATTCTTCATCTATTCCTTTCTGTTTTCCTTTCTTGCAAAAACCATGAGCAGTGTAAAAATCTAAACCACACCACCATTTATTCTTGTCTTTTATATGTGCTCTATCACCACACACATTACAAACCTGTTTTGTATTATCTTCTTTTATTATAATACTCCCAGTCATCTGCACATTCTTTGTTACACCAGCGTCTGTCTTTTGGTATAAAATCACCACAGTTTAAACATTGTCCTGTTCCTTCAATAGAAGTTTCTTCGTTAGCATATTTACGTCTAAGCATCTCTTCTATTTCTAATCGTTCTTGTGTTCTATCTATGTCGTCTGACATCGGTCATACCCCTTGGCACAAATTAAGATTTTTCTTATTTTGTGCTCTTTTTATTTCTTATAATTAGTCTTAGTTTTTGAAGATAATAGTCACATTTATCTAAATCTTCTATTCCGTTCTTCCTTGAGAATCTCCAAATGTATTTAATTACATTAGCTACGCATACAGCTACAATTCCTACTAAGCCCATCGTTGCTGAATCAATAGCATCAATACATTCTACTTTACCTTGGGTATAATGAGAAGGTTTATTTACATTATCATTTTTCATTTATGGTTTGCTTTCCTGTTAACATCATTTCTAAAATGTCAACATTGTGTTCGTTGATTATATATGCTTTACCTTTAGCTTCTTCAATAAGGTTTAGATTTTTTATTTGTAATTTGGTTGGTGTATTTTTATTGGCTTTGCATTCAATACCTATAAACTTGCCTTTGTAACAGGCAACTATATCAGGCACACCTGACTGCATGTAGCCACTAGCGACAGGGAAAAAATAGTATGCCCCAATCTTTTTCAAGACTAGGACACACTTATCTTTAACCCACTTTTCAGTGATTTTTTTAGACATGTTATCTAAGATAACATATTTTTTTGGTCTTGTATATCTTTATCGACAACTAAATAGCTTATAAGTTTTGGTGAGTTAGAAAACTTTCGTATCGCATCTTTTTGTTTAAGAATAATAAGTTTCATATTTAAATAATCAATATCTTTATCGTTCTCTATGATGAGATAAAAATCTTTCTCACGCATACCAACATCTTTAACCATTATGCTATCGTCTACAAGTTTGAGAAGAGCAATCTTTCTCCTGTGTTGTTCAGGTATGTCTGGATTGTCTTCGTCTTTTGAAAGATAAACTTTCATATAAGCTCCATAAGTTCTGACACTTTGCTTGCTACATCTTTACGCAAAGCATCACTTTGTCTTAGATCCTCTGCATCAACACCGACTATAATTTTCTCTAGTCTTTGTCTAGCTGTTTCTAACTTAGGATCTTTTGTGATATTCAAACTTGATAGCATGCCTGTTAGTTCTAAAGCATTAGTAACAAGAGTGTCTCTGAATATCTTCTTGTCTTCACCAGATAATCTTTCGACCATGTGGTTAACAGTATCATGCAGTCTAGTCCAAGCTGACTTCATAGCAAACTCTACTCTGTCGTTGTATGCTTTCTCATACTGTTCTTTAAGATCCTGTCGCATTTGATTGTTAATGTTATCAAAGTGATTGACTTCAGGAACAGGTAGGAAAGTATAGTTAATCTTAAACTTTCTTTGTAGTTCGTCTGCTATTGGATACTCAGATCTATCAAACAACTGACCTAGCTTGTAAGCCATAGCATCAACAATGTTTGGATAATTACCTATAAACTTGTTGACACGTTCTTTGAATAGTTCTTCATGCTCGTCCATTTGTTTCTTGTAGTCAAAAAACTGTGTCATAGGTAATAGTCGTATACCACCACTCGACGACCACGGCAAAGTTTGTCGCATGTGCCAGTCTCGTATTTCACTAGCATGCTTTTGTATCTTAGCCAAAGCATCTGAACCTGCAAGCAAATGCTTGTTGTAGTTACCTGCTTTAGTTGTCGTGTTTTTGTTTACATCTATTTCTTTAGACACACTTTTGTCTAGCTTTCTTGCTGACCAAACAGATATGTTTAGTTCAACAAGAACATTACTTGATGCAATATTAATATCACTCATCTTATCCTCCTAGTCTGTAATATTCGTTACTGTCAATGGGTGCACTATTTATATAATTAATTTCTAGGTTTGTTATGTTACCCTCGATTATGTCGTTTGCTACTTTTATTGCCATGTTATCTTCAGGAATTGGTATCCTAAATTTATTAATTTGTTTCTTAAGTTTTTGTAGTAGAGCATAGCTACCTTCTGAAAAACCTGCTTTGTAATCTTTACTACTACGTCTATGTTCATAACTAAGCCCTGCTCCGTATAAACTAAACTTGTATTTACCTACAGTTTCATTAGGTTCACGAGTTTTAATTCCTTCAAGTTCTCTAAGGTTTTCTAATATCTCGTCTCTTATATGCTGAGATGATACATTATGATCCTCATTTAATAATAAACACATAGTTAAAAACTCTTCTATGGGTTTCCATACTTCACTGCCTGCTTTGTAGTTAACTACTTTAGCATCATAATCATTATTTAATATTATGTGTGGGTGTGTGGGCCCAACATGTTGTCTCCATAAGTCTGAAGCAATATGTTTAGTAATAGCATTACTATAAGTGTTTTGTGCACCTACAGCTTCAGTTATATATTTCTTAATGTTTTTCTTTTGACCAACACCAAGATTGTTTAAATCTAGGTGCCCAACCAATCGTGAAAAATATTGATTGTGTGCGTCAGGTATGTTGATACTCATTAGTCTTCTCCTTCATAGTTAATTGTTTTTCCATGAGGTGATACTTCTTTAGATGTAACTACCCATAAGGTAGGATACTTCCAAGTGCCACCCCAATCTTCTTCTACATAGCCGTCGGTGAATATAAGCACGGCTTCAGGTTTGATTTTGTGTTTGTCTAAATACTTATTCACACATCTAACCTCTGTGCCACCCCCACCCATTGGTTTTGTAGATTTAAGCATGTTGCCATACTCATGCTGTTTATACTGCTCTGCACCTGCTACATCAGAATCCCAATACAACAAGTGAACAGTTTTTGGTATTACATCTTCACATATACTGACTACTTCAGAAAGAAACGCTTGTATGTCTTTCTGTCTGATAGATCCTGATGTATCAATACCAATTACCAAGTCACCAACAGATTCACCTATCATTGATGGCATGTATATATCTTGTGATACAAACCTACGATGTGGGCGTCTCCATGATGACTTATCTTTTGTGCTACATATGTTGTTCATGAACTGTCTAAGTTCATGACGCCAGTTAACTTTTGGTTTAAGCAAATCGTTGATAGCTCTAGACTGATTACCACCCATCTTACCTCGTAGTATCTCG